CGGATCCCGTCAAAGCCATCGCCGAACTGCAGGGGAAGATGTCAGGACGCTGAAGCTTCCCGCAGGCGAGCAGAGATGACAAGGAAACAGCCACCCTAAGTGGCTGTTTTTCTTGGTGGCCCCACCCTCCACCGAACAAGCGCGACATCACGCCTATCACCAACACTTAACAGGAAGTCTATTCAAACCTGCCCCAAAATCTGCCCCATGAATGCGAAGGGTAGAAAAAATGCCTACCCCGCCTTCCCCACCCTCTCCGCGATCACCTTCTCCAGCATCCTCTCGGCTGCGGCCTCGGAGCCAGCCAGGATGATGCCGAAGTCGTGTTCCTCGCAAGGAGGCCAATAGAGCGCGTCATCCAGCAGTTCGGCAACCAAACTGACCCGCATTCTATACATTGACCATGCCGTTTCGGTGATGGTGTCCATTGACGCTCCCACAATATTCGAGATTGAAATCATCCTGGCATGAGGGTTGAATAACCTAACCAAACTGGGAATGCCAACTTTTTACAAGTCGCAACCCATTGGGAAAACATTGCTTACTCCTTTACGGGTGGGAAGGTCGATAAAATACCACCGGGGGAAGTGTGTCGGGTCAGGGTCCGAAACGGCTCTTGGGCGATGCACCGCGCCTTGAAGAAGCCAAGAACGCCGCAGCGCATCTGCTTCGGAAATACCCCTATGACTTCACGGCAGCTCGTATCGCTGAAGCGACTGGCCAGAGCATCACATGGGTCTACAACTACATGGGGCATCCGGACTACATCAGGAGGATGTTGGTGAGGCGCCACCTGTCCCACCTGGTTACCGGGGCCAAGACAATGATGCAGGTCTGGCCGGATTACGGGGAATGGCCTAAACCGTGGTTCAGGCTTATTCACCATCTATGGGGTGCCGAGGCTGGGCCGTGGGTCGCGCTGCACCACCCTGCCATGATTGCGGCCTCTGCCGCCTCTCCGGGGCTCGAGATCTCCGCTTGGCTTTCCGTAGTCGAGTCACTGGGGCAAGCCATCGTGGCGGGATGCGGAGAGGGTGTTAGGTCGGATCCGCTGCATGTGAAGGCTGCAGTTGATTCAGCTATTGGCATCATGGTCCAGGCCGCAAGACGGGGAGATTGGCGACCGAACGAGCAGAGGCGGCTTGCGCTCCTTGCCTCAACGGCTATTTTGACCGATAAATACTCCGAGCATTTATCGCGGTAGACCAGGCCGCGCCTCATTGGGACGCTGGAGGAATGGCACCTAAACCCTTCCGCACCCTTCCTGGTCGCCCTGGTGTGGCCGAGAAGGACCCTGGCGTGAAGAAAACCGTTTGGTTCCCCACAACATTGATGACGGCCATCAAGGCTCACATGGAGGCCCAGGGATGGAGCCTCCAGCGGTTCGTCCGTGAAGCCGTGGTGGAATACCTACGGAAGCGTCACGCCCTGCCAGAGAAGGATGAGACGGAATAGCCCGTAGTGGCTTCGACTGCCTCCGCGACCCTCTGCGGTGTCGGCAAGGCGTCCAGTGTCAGCCCTGCCGCCTGGAGTGCCCTCAGGGCCAGTTCGGCACACTCCAGGCCGCGATGTTTGGGGGCAAGCCCTAGCGCCGCCCTAACTCCGTCTAAGATGTCGTAGGGCTGGCCAAGCTCCTGAAGCACATCCCCCGCCCTGGCCCGGTTCCAGTAGAGCCCTGTTTCTTGGCTGGCGTCCGGGGGGTCGAGGTCCCGGGGGATCAGCCGCACCCCCTTGCCGAGGACGGACTCGACGCAGCACGGGACACCGCCCAATTCCACTCCCACAGCCACATGGTCCCAGGGGCTCTGGGTGGCCGTCCTGACCAGCCACGCGAGCGGCCCTGTGCCTCGCCAGTAGTAGAGGATGAGCGGCCCCATTTAAGCCTCAAGGACGTAGACGGTGAGGCCTGCGAACTTCATTTTGGTGGTGTCCGGCTGGCGCAGGTTCACCAGGTCTTGAGTGATGGACCACACGCCGGACTCCTTGGGTGTCCAGGCGACACTTACCGCCCCCTCGGTCACCACCGCTGCAACCAGGCGCTCCCGCCCATCTGAGGCCTGGATGGGGAGCCGGAAGGTCGCAGTCACAGGGACAAGCGACCCGCCCGCGTCTGTGATCCGGCCCGTGGCTGTGAGGGCTCCCCCTGCGTTGACGGTCACCTCCAGGCCATCCAAGGAGCCGCCCGTGATGCCGTCAATGGTCAGAGTGAGGGCGGGCTCCAGGGCCACGGTTTCCTCTGGCTGGATGAAGCATCCTCCGCGATACTCCCAACCCTCCTCCGGCTGAGGGGAGAGGGCCGGGTCGATGATCACGCACTCCAGGGGAGGCTCGAATTCTGGCGTGAAGTTGTTTGCGCAAGTCCCGACATGGGTCACCTTGCCGTTGAGGATTTCTGCGTAAGTCTTCACATAGCCTCCTATTCAACCGACTCGATGATGACGATGCCAGAACCTCCGGACCCGCCAGAGGATAGATACCCGCCCCCGCCACCACCCCCCGTGTTCGCGGCGGCAGAGGACCCTGCGCCCCCCGAATATCCGCCATTCGCTCCGGGCCCATAAGACGCGCCGCCGCCTCCGCCCACATATGAGCCGATGTAGGCTCCGCCCAAGGCATAGGCGGAGGCCCCACCGGCATATCCAGGAGAAGCCCCTGACCCGTAAGGTGTGCAAATTCCCCATATTTCTGGGGCTGTGCCGCCTCCGTAGACGCCGCCAAAAGAACCCGATCCTCTACCGCCGCCAGTGGCTGTGACTAGCGCGCCGAATGAAGACGAGCCTCCAGCGGCTCCCGCCGCACCACCGCTGCCGACTGTGATGGTATAGGCTGTGCCCGGCACTACGGATATGGTTTTTGTAACCACCATCCCTCCACCACCGCCACCGCCGCCGCCGCTTCCCGGTGACGCTCCTCCACCGCCACCACCGGCAACGGTGACTCGCACCAGATCTACCCCCGCTGGACATGTCCATGTCCCAGATGCCGTGAAGATCTGCTGCCTGATCTTGGGCCTCTGGACAATCCACTTCGCCCCGCCATTTGAAATCAAGGTAACTGCCCCATAGGGTGATGCAATGGCCACGCTCACCACACCGCTAACCAGGTCCGAACCGGCCCGCTGAATGGTGATGGGCTTAGACGCAGAGGCGTTTCCAGATTCGTCTTGAATCGTGATCCGCTGCCCTGCCATGCCCGCCGCAGAGGGAAGCGTCACCGTCCGCCCTGCCGTGAGAGAGGTGTACCCGATGATGCGGTTCCCGCTGGTGGAGATGGTGTAGGCAGCATCTGCGACAGCCACTCGCTGCTCATTGGCCTTCTCGACCCAGGCTGAACCATTCCACTGTCGCTCCACCGGTGGAGACACGCTGGTGTCGGTCCAAATTTGCCACGTCTTAGGGCTACTCGGTGCAGAGACCCCGGAGTGCCCCGTATAGAGGGCGTCCAGGGCTGAGTTGATGTTGTTCCGGACTGTTTGACCGGAGCCGCCAGGAACAGGAAGTGGGTATTGAGACATGGGAACTCCTAGTAGCCGAGGGCGGTCCAGTTGATGGTTCGGGCAACCCCGGTTCCCCCGTTGGTGATCTTCACGGTGAAACCAGAGGTGGAGGGCACTACGGGGAAGGTCACGATGTCCCCGGCCTGCATGTTGGTGATGGTGATCTGCACGTTGGGGATGACCTGGAAGGCTGGGGAGAAGGTCACCGCAAGACCCGAAGCGGAAACAGAAACGCCGGTCCCCTTCGCGGTTCGATCGGGCATGTCCACCGTCCAGGAGAGCGCGCTGAGATACTGAGTGACGGTCGTATCTGCCCGGGTTAACACGGCGCGGAGCTTGAAGCGCCTAGCCAGGTAGGAACCTGGGATAAACGTCTGCCAATCTCCCCAGGTGGTGCCGTTCTGCGAGAGGGCAATCTGAATGGTCACGGTTCCCATGCCGGGGACGTTGCCATCCACATCTGCCCAGGCATCGAAGTTGGTCTGGCTATCCCAGTCGTTATTGAGGCTGGAGGTTGATGCGAGATAGGCCACACTGACGCTGCATGGCTGGGCCGTTCCGATGTCGACCACATGGGAGGTGGGCACCTCATAGGTGCCTGTGAGGCCGGAGGTGAGGCAGATCGCCCCCAGGCCATCCGCTGCGCATCCCCCGCCAAATGTGCCGGCCCATGAGGTCGCCTTTTCGTCCCAGGTCTGGACCACGTTCTGTGGAATCCCACTGGCTGGGATGATCACCGATGCCGGGGTCACAGAGTAGAGGCCCATGAAGTAGGCCGCGACCCAGTAGGTTCCAGCGGCCACCGCGTCGAAGGTTAGACCCGAGAAGCGGCCCAGCACCATGGCGGTGTCCCATGTGGTGCCCATACGGACTTCGTAATCCACCCCCCGGGCATCGTTCACGGCATCCCAGGAGATCCGGGCTGTGCCTTTATAGGCCCAGGTAAGCCCGGTCACATTGGGGGGGTTCCCGGTGATGTCGGCGGTGATGGACCAGGTTGCCGCTGCGGATTTGCGGGTCCGGTAAACCGCGTAGCACTTGAACTCATAGAGCCCAAGCCCGTGCCCGGTGATTTCCGCACCGAGCCCTTGTACCGGGAGTGGTGTCCAGGCCCCGCCCTGGTAGCGATAGGCCAGCTGGTAGCTGGATGGGGTGTAGTTCTGGACAGGCTCCCATGTGGGGGTGACACGGACGGAGAGAACGCCACTGGTCGACGAGATGGACACCCCTGCGGCGAGGTTCACGGGCCGGGGATACTCCGGGTTGTCGGTGGTGGCCGTCTCGAAATCGTTACCCACCCCGATCAGGCTGTATTTCTCGGGGACATGGAGGAGGCCCGTGATGTCATGGCCCAGCCCGCTCTTTTCGGAGATGGAAATGGCGCGATAGAGCTTCGCGTCTGCCTCTTCCTGGAGGACCCATACCGCCATGGCGCTGGGCTCGGCATCGAAGGGCGCGGTAGTGATGGCGGCCCATGTCCCGGGCCCGGAAAGCACCTGCCGAACCGCAACGGAGCCGTCTGCACCCCACACCTTCAGGTAGTAGTTCTTCCCAACCTCAAGGGCCACGGCCCCGTCCAGGTTGATGGTGGTGGTTGTGCAGCCCCCCCACAGCCTTCCACCCCACCGGGTGCTTCCCGCCCTGTGGTTGTCCTGGACCTGGAAGATATCCCCGGGGAGAAGCAGGGATCCGTCGAGCCCCGCAGTGAAGCTCACGGTATCCGTCCCGAAGAACTCCGACAGAACCTCCCATTGCCCAAACCTGCGGGATTGCCCCCTTGAAGTGCTGCCGATCGCTGTTCCGGTGAGCGGGTTGTACCCGTACCTGGAACGGGCATCCTCGTATTCATAGATTTCCTGGTTGGTGGCGTAGCCCAGGGAAGGGTCCATCCAGGTCACTACGGCACTGGTATGCCGCGCCTTCTTCGCGCTGCCGGAATAGGTGAACTTTCCGTCCTGCACATTGGCGTTGGTGAAGAGGGCCACAGGCTCCTTGTCCCAGTCGGCCACCGCCGTCACGCTTCCCGCAGCATAATAGGCAATCCCCCAGAAGCAGGAGGCGAGTTCAGACAGAACCTTGATGGCCTCTTCCTGGGTCTGGATGAAGATGTTCATGGTCATGCGCGGCTCTTTGCCGCCCAGGCCGTTGTCCACCTGCTCATCACACCACTGGGCGATGTCGTAGAGCGCCCACTTGTCCATCCCCGAGGCTTGGAGGAAGGTCCCGCAGCCATACCGGGTGTTCGTGGCGAGGTCGTACCAGCACCAGGCCGGGTTGTCGCTCCATGCCCACTTGAAGGTGCCGTCCCAGATCCCGGAATAGGTCCGGGTGTCCGTGTCGTAGTTGCTGGGCACCTGGATGATGCGGAGGTAGCACTCCGCCGTGAGCTCGGGGACCGAATTGAAGCTCTTGGCGTCCACCGAGATCCCCATCACGGCGGTGTAGGGGTAACGCAGGAGTTCGTCTGTAAGTTCGGTGTAGTCCGCCCACCACGTGTCGTTCATCAGGTAGTTGGAGGTGCTGTCCTCGGTCACGCGGGTCACGCTGATCGTCCACGGCCCCGAGATGCCCTGGGGGAGTTCGATCCTCCAGGCCTTGGTGTAGGCCGAAGAGCTTTTGATCTTGCAGGTTCCGCCCTCGGAGAGCGTCACGGGATACGCCACGCCCCCGTTGTAATTGGCGTTCTGGATGGTGACCGAGATTTGGGCAGATGCCGCCGATACGTCTCCGGTGGTCTTATCCACCGTCTGCATGGAGGGGTATTTGATGCGGATCCGGACAGCGGAGAGATTGGGCGTCGAGATGGTCCGAGCGATGGCACCGCCCGCGTTGGTGACTTTGACGCTGACATCGTAGGGCGTCTCGATGCTGGGGAAGCCGGGGATGGCCGCCTGGTTGGCCGTCCCGGAGGACATGGCCAGATTGATGCCGTGGATGTTGAATGACCCGCTGGGGCTCTGGATGGGGGTGTCATCCAGATAGACCGACTGGAGGCCATTGACCAGGCCCAGAATCGGCCCCTCAGACAGTGCCTGGATGAACCGCAGCTGTTCGCTGATGCCTGAGGCTTCGGTGTCCGATTCAGGCGCAACTGACCACGCCCACGGGACGGAGTTCCCATCCCCACCCTTGGTGCCGGAGTCATCTGGGGCCATGCCGCCGAACCCGAGGGACTGGAAGGACTCGGAGGCGATGCCGGAACTGATCAGCGCCCCACCGACCCTGAATTTCCCGTAGCCCAGTGGGACAGGGTAGCCCTGGCCATTGGTGACCCGTGGAGACCCGAAGGTGTAGTTGGTGGGTTCAGAATCTGCAGTGCTGGATGCGGAGGTTGGCGCAGCGGCTTGCGTGAGGTAGCCCACCACGCCGCCGATCATTAGGCCCACGCCCATCTGGATGAACGGGGTGCCCGACCCGGGGAAATAAGCGTTAACAACTGCCCCAACCACGATCAGCACAGCCCCGGCCACCATCTTCAGCCCGTTGGACCCGCCCGCCACGACAGGCACGATCTTGATGGTTTCCATCCGACCCACGGGCCCGCTGAACTCGCCCTCGCCAAGGGAAACGCGGTCCACCAGTACGGCGAAGGGGTCTTCCCGGTGTTCCCGGAGATAGGCCTTGAAGCCCTTCACCTGATGGCACAACGCCTTGATAGCCTCGGCAGGGGTGGCCACCTCGAAATGGTGTTCGCGCCCGAACCTGCGCCCCAATTCGCCGTAGAGGCGGATCTCCCTCATGCAGCCCTCACAATTCGCATGGCCTTCTGCCAGTAGCCGTCCAAGGCCTCGGCACGGGAGAGTTGCCCCTCTCGGTGGTGGAGGAACTTCCCGTGGCCGATGTAAACCCCGGCGTGACGGGCCGGGTTGCCGAAGAGCAGCACGTCTCCCCGCTGGGGATCACCCTCAACGATGGAGAACCGTGAACCCTCAAGCCCCTTTTGGAAGGGGTCAAGGCCCTGTTCCCAGTAGTGGGGGACGCGGATGGGGTCGGGGATCCGGGCCCCCTGCTCTAGGCACCAGTCCTGCACCAGCGTCAGGCAGTCGGAAACCCCCCAGGCGTAGGGCCTGCCCGAAAGGGGGAGTCTTCCGGGGAACCGGAACCACTTCCCCTCGGGGTTAAAGATCCACCACGCCTTGCCCATGATGGTGGCGCTGTGAAGATCCCAGGGGGAGGGTTGAAGGTTGCCGTCCGGGTGCGAGTGGACCACGCCCAGGATCTCCCCGGCGTCCTCGGCGGCGCACCAGTCCTCGATGTGGATGCTGAACCGGTCTCCCTCGGGCGAAGTATTCCGGCAGGGGTGGTAGGTGGCGCTGACCTTGCCATCCCAGACCAGGAGCCCGCAGGCCTCGCCAGGAGTCGCGGAAACGTGGGCCATGATGGCGGCGTGGAGTTCGGGCGTCATGCGGCCCTCCTGGTGCCAGGGAACCCGCCATAGGGGAGCGCCTGGTTGGGGTAGTTCTCCTTGCAGTCGGCCAAGCGCCGCTTGCACCCTGCGATGTAGGGGCAAATCTCGCTTGAACCCGGGTCCCAGTTGCAGAACCCGGCGTTGATGAGCCTCCGGGGCACCTTGGAGCCCTGTACATCGAGGGGTGCCACCAATTCAAATTCAATAGCCTCGTCGGTCTCAGCGGTTTTGCGGTCGATCTCCCAGGGTTCATCGGGCCAGTGCGCCTCTGGGTCGGCCCCAGGCATCCCGTCCAGGTGGCGGGCGAAGCACCGCTTGCGGGTAACCTTGGCTCCCACAAGGTCATCCAGGTCGCGGATCATGGCCCCGACCACGCCATCCAGGTTGGACACAGTGATCTTGGGCCGTGGGAGGGTGCCCTTGGAGGACCATTCAAACCCATCCGCCTTCATCGGGAGGCGCTGGTATGCCTGCCCCTGCCACACGATGTCCCTGCCGACCTGGTTGGTCCCGGCGTGGAAGTAGTAGACTCCCCCGCCCGCGATGCTTGAGGCGTCCAACACGAAGAGCTCGATAATGGCCGTGGGGCTCAGGCTCATGATTTCCGAGTAGGGGATCATGCCGCCACCTGCCGGAACTTGGCCTGGACCGACCAGGAGTTGTATTCGTCGGGCTTGGCAGGGGTCCAGGAGTCCGCCACCCACATGAACCCGATGGTATAGGTCCCAGACCACCTGAACGTTGCCCCGCTTATAGGCGTCTGGCCGAAGGCGACCACGCCCGTGGAGGAGATGGTGTAGTCGGTCACGGTGACGATGGAAATATCTGTCGGGATGTAGGAGGTCGGCTCGGCGGAGTCCTCGACCTGGGCGCCCCAGACATAGAACCCGGTGACCCCGTCCCCGGTGATGTTGGTTAAGTTCCCATTTCCTGCAACCACGGTGAGGAATTGGTTATCCCCGGAGTCGTTCCCAGCAGCGTTGTAGGTGATAGAAACCCGATACCATCCATTGGATAGGGCGGAAACCAAGGCGGTGATCCCGGAACCGATATTCCCAAACACCCCATTGTCTAGGTCAAACCACGCAAGGGCTCCAGATTGGTCTGCCGACAATACTAACCAACGGACCACAGAACCTGGCTGCTTCTTGACATACCAGGATGAGCAGCGTCTCTGGCCCGCAACAGACGCCACGCCACGGTAAACCCGCATCGATCCCGTGACCGCAGCAGTCACAAGGAGGTCGGCGGTGTTCGTGCCATCTGGCGCGGTTGTGGCGTCTGGCGTTACTGTCAGGTTCGTTTTAATCCATGCCGCGATTGTGAAATCTTGGCTATAGAGTCGGAGGTTCGTCCGAGGGGTCGGGCTCAGCTGGACCGTCCCCTGCCAGTCCGTGCGGGTGAGGGATGAGATCAGAATCCCAGACGTGATGGCGTCCCCGCCCTTCGTGAGCTGGGCGGATGATGTCGACCCATCCCCAGTGAAGAACAGTTCGTCGGTCGCTGTTGTGTTCGCGCCCGGGGTGGTCCAATTGAAGGCAGCCACGTCCGCTTTGTTCGCTTGGAACCACGCAGCAATCGCCTCGGCCTCTGCCTGGGTTCGCTTGGAGAAGGTCAGGCTCCAGATGGGCAGATAAGGGTTGAGCCCCTTGTGACTGCGTTGTTCATAGCCATCCCCAAAGGCCACCTTGTTGATGGCCTGGGGCATCTCGGGGGAGGCACCCCAATCGGGCAGATAGGGGAAGGTCGCCGTCATCGTCCACCCACAAATAGGCCGCCCTGTCGCATGTTCTTTGCAGCCCAGGCGTCCATCATCGATTCAAGGCTCTTGGCAATATCTTGGCCCTGTTGGGCGCTGCTCTTGGTGTTGGTGGTGGCCTGCCCATCCGCCACCGTCACGTTGATCTGATTGACGATGTTGATGGAGCTACCCCCGATTTTGTTGTTGGGGGTGATGGTCCCGGACACGCCAGGGTTGAAGATCTCAGGGCCGCGCTCCCCTACGAGGTAAGGCTTGGAGCCGTCCCGGTATCCGCCCGATGCCGCGGCCTGGCCAAGGAGGGAATCGGAGGACATGCCGGAAATCTGAGTGCTCCCGCCCCCAAACCAGCCAGCTACCGTGCTGCCCAGCGAGGACAGCCAGCTATCGCCGCTCCCCATGCTGTTGATGCTCTTCGCCAGCGCATCAAAGATGGGCTTGGTGATGGTGGCTTTGATGATCATCTTCTCAAGGTCCGTGAGGATGGAGATGGTCATCTCCCGGAAGCCGCTGGAGGTGCCGTTGAAGAAGTTGGCAAGCGCGGCTGCGCTGGTGTCGGCGTAGGTTTCGACCTGGAGGGACATCTGCGCCCAGAGGTTGCCGTGCTCGGCTTCCACATCGCGCAGCGCTTTGACGTAGGCAGTGTCCGTGAGCATCCCCGCCTTTTTGAGGGCGTTGATGCGGTTCACGGCGTCGAGGTATTTCTTTTCGGGGTCGTACTGCAGGTTCAAGCTGCTCGCAGCGTCCACCATGCCGGAGGAATAATCGCCCTGCCGCGCAAGAGCCTCCTCGGTTCGCTTGGCAGCGGCCTCTAGGCGTTCCGCCGCCCTGCGCTTTTCGTTGGCGTAGCGGCTGATGGCCTCCTGGTTCTTGGTCCACTGCTGGATTGCCGCACTCTCAGCCAAGCCAAGGCGCTTGGCCTCTGCGATCTGCTTGGCGCGCTCGTCCAGATCGGTTTCCTTCATGAAAGACCACTGGCCAGCGCTTGCCATGTTGGCGAACTCGGCATTGGACTTTTTGAGGTTGCGGATCATCTCCTTCTTGGCGTCTTCGAGCCTCTGCATTTCCGCAGCGGTGTCCTTGATGGCCTTGTTCCGTGCGTCCAGCTTGTCCTTGAGCTTCTGATTGGCTGCAAGTTCGGCGTCCAAGTGGTTCGCCACGATGTCGGCCCATGCAGAGTCGCCCCCGTCCTTCGTGACTTGGCTGACAAGCGCCTGTCCCTCGGTGCTGCGGATCTTCACGGATTTGTCGCCCGAGAGGACCTTCCTGAGTCGCTCGTTCTCCTCCCGGAGCTCCCGAACCCGATCCCTCGCATTAAGGATGGGCTGCTGCTTGTTCATCCTGGCCTGCTGCTCGTCGATGGACCGGTTGAGGGCGTCCGTCTCGTTCCGATAAGACTTCGTGGCCAGGTAGAGCGCGCCAAGCGCGATGATCAGCACCCCCACTGGCGAGGCAATGGCGGCGATAGCCACTTTGAGTCCACCGGAAGCCATTGCGGCCACTCCTGCGCTTGTGGCGTATTTCAGTGTGGCGAGGTCGAGCGCCAGGGTCAGCGCGGTGGCCTTAATCAGGGGTGCCGCCATGCCCGCCAGTGCCACAACCCACCCATTAAGGATCACGGCGAACCCGAGGGCGGCAAGGGCAGCTATCGGGATCTTGATGGCATTCAACACGGCAACCGTCGATGCGGCGGTCGATGTTACGGATTGGGTGAAGCGCACCAGCGCCGGGGTTGCACTGTCCAGAGCCTTAGTCAGCCCGGCAATGCCATCACCCATGCCACCCGAAGCCCCAGCATTCCCGATGGCAAAAAAGGTGGCCGCGATCTGGTCTTTCAGGTTGGACATCAGCCCGCCAAGCGTCTTCATCTGGCGCTCCATGCCCCCGCCAAAGTTCGAGACTGCGAGCTGCTTGAAATAGGCCTCCACCGCAGAGGTGGAACGGTTGATGACCTCTGTTTGCCCCTTGAAGGTGAGGGCCACCTTATCTCCGGCTGCTGTTGCCTGCACACCAAATGACTTGATGGCCTCCGTCTCACCCATCGCCACACCCGCGATGGCCTGGATGGTGTCGGTCAAGCTGCGCCCGAAGGAACTGGCCATGTCGCCATAGGCCAGAAGGGATTCGGCGGAAGCATCCATGCCCCGGGCCTTGAGGTTGATGAAGGCCTGGGTTACTTCAGAGAGCTCGTAGGGCGTGTCCTTGGCTAGGCGCTGGAGCATGGCGAAAGCCTTCTCCGCAGCCCCGGCAGAACCCGTGACGGTGATCAGCGATGCGTTGAGTCGCTGGAACTCGGCGTTGGTGTCATAGAACGCTTTCGCGCCGGCCAATACCGTCATCAACCCGGCGAACACCGCCATCAGTTTCCCGGCTGCGGCTTCCGCCTTGTTGGCGGTGGACTCCAGGCCTGAGAGCGCACGATCAGCGCTCTTCACCTCTGTGCTGTCCACCGCTAGAACCAGCCTCGCCAGGTCCGTCATCGTTGGTGTCCTCCTGTGCGAAAGCGGTTAAGTAGGCGCGGTCAAAAGCTCGTAAACACCGGATCTCCCAAGGCCTCAGCCGGATCTCGTGCAGGGAGAGGAACGCGTGAAGGTCTGACCACGAGAGGGGGAGCGTGGACATTCCGGACTGCCTGGCCTGGTGGGCGTCCATGAACCAGGCCCACAGGTGAGAGCAGCACTCCGGCAGATCCGGGCCGTCCATGAACCTGGGGTGGATGCCCTGGGCTTCGAGGTGCGCCCCCTTCTGTGCAAGCGTGACCCCGGACTTGTCGGGCTTGGCGAGCTTGAAGAGGTGGCGCGCACCATCGAAACACTCCTCCTCTAGGCCTTGAAAAAAGCCTCGTCATCCCCCATGGCGATGAGGATTTCGTCGCGGAGGAACGCCAGATCGGGGACAGAGAGGACCATCGCGACGTTCTCGGGGGTGCATTCGAGGTCGGCACCTTCCCACTGCACTCCCTCCCAGGCCAGGACCCGGGCGGACATGTAGTCGATCATGAGCTTTTCGCGGTCTTCGGCCTTGAGTCCCTTCTTGGCCTTCAGCAGGGCATCGGCCCGCTTCTGGTCGGCCTTTTTGGTGGCGGCATGGGTGATGCCCGCGATGACGACCACAACACCTTCGCAAGCGGGGTGCTGGATCTCGACGCGCACGGAGTCGACTGCTTTAATTTTCGAGAGGTCCACAAAGGCTCCTTAAGGAATGCGGGTCAACATGAAAGCGGTGTTGGTGCCGGAATCGGGCGCGTAGGACTCGACATCGACGGTCACGGTGCCCATGCCATCCTTGGGGTCGCCCTTCCAGTTGGTGTAGCGGCACTTGGTGAGGTCGATCTGGTAGCTCTTCGCGGAGCCGGAGCCGAGGATCAGCTGAAGCGCCAGATCCGTTTCAGCGCGGTAATCGGAGTAGGCCTGGTTGGAGTCGAAGTAGAGTTCCAAGCTGCCCTTCACGCGATGCTGCCGGGGCTGGATGTCGTAAAGGACACTGGACCCGCAGACCTCTGCGGTGTCGCAGTTGCGGGAGACAGTCAGATCCCAGCCCACCACGTTGGCCTGCGCCACAGTGTTCCGTTTGACGGAGCCCTCCCAGGTGGTGATGAGGGGGTTCGTATTGACAGCGGTGAGGCTGCTAAAGAGGGTTCCGGTAGCCTCGTTGTTCACGCCCTTGGTCAGCACGTCGAAGCTGATATCCACAGCGTCCCCGGTCTTGCCGGAGAGCTTCATGGAGTCGATGACCATCCCAGTGAAGGGGAAGAAGCTGGAGGTCAGCAGGTCGCCGCGCTCGATGGTGAAGCTGGGCCGGATGTTGGTGACGCACTTGCAGGTCGTGGAGCTGGCCTCGTCCACCAAAACGGGCGCAGCCGAGCAGGTCATGACGGTGGCAGTCAGGGCCGTGATGATAACGGTGACGTTGTTCCCGGCATTGGTGAACCCGGACCACTGCACCGCATCGCCCACCGCGAAGCCATCCGCCAGGAAGGACCCAGCGGCACGGGTGAAGGTCTTGCCCGCCGAAGCGACCGTGACCGTGGCGGCGCTCATGACCGCAATGGCCTTGATCTTGACCACGTTGGACAGCCAGGAGAAGTTGCCCAGGGCAGCGGCCATGAAGTCATCGAATTGGCCATAGGCGAGCTTGCCAGGGATGGTGCCCTTACCCTTCAGCGCCCCACGCCTTCCGGCAGCGGCCATGCCATCCGTGCGGAAAGTGGGGTTGTCGATGTAGGATGCGTCAGGGGCCAGGGATAGGCCGGAGATGATGGGGAGCTTCTGGCCCACAGGCGTTGCGGGAGTGGACCCGAAGGCATTGGGCTCCAGGATGTAGGCCAGTTGGGTGTATTGACCGATGGAGGTAGGCATTTAGGGCACCTCAGAGGGCTGTGAAGCGGATGGACAGGGGAGACGCGAACCAGTCAGGCTCAGAAAGGCAGGGGCCAAGCTCGGGGATGCCGCAGGCCACGGAAAGCCCCGATCCGGCCAGGACCTGTCGGCTGAAGTGCGAGGCCATGGAGTCAGAGGCACCCAGCCCTGCCGCTGCGCCCTTGCTGGCGGGCTCGTAGCGGGTGACTTGGTAGATGCCGCGCTCGTGGATGGCCCCGCTTGCACCCAGGGCGTATTCAACGGTGGAGGGGATGAAATCCACCTTCCACCAGCCAACACCAGGCGTAGGCGTGAAGGGACGGTTGGGCCATGCGCAAGCCGCGTCTGACCACCCAGGGAAGGTCTGAAGGTGCGTGTTGAGGAGGGCGAGGATGGCGGCGTATCTCACAGCGCACCCGCCACACGGTTGACGATCTCCTGCCACTTCTCGACGGTCTTCCGGGCCATGCCATTGGGGGCCTGGGTCGAGGATCCGAACTCCAGGGCCATGATGTAGGGCAGGTTATTGGCGATGAAGTGGACCCCGCCCGCCTTGAGGTTGGCTGTGAACTCCAGGCACCTCGAGATGGAGGGGGCACCATTCTTGGAGGCGGATTCCCCCACGTTCGTGGGGCGCGTCAGGCCAAAGAACCACGAGGAGCGCGCAAGCCCGGTGTCCACGGGGGTGGCGATGACCAGTTCCCGCGTCATGTCGATGGTGACCTTGCGCACCACCTTGTCGAACTTGATGTTGGTCTCTTTGGCGAACGTGGAGATATCCCCGGCGAAGCTCATGACCGCACCAGGAGTTCATAGGTCGCAGGCGCAGAGCCCACATAGAGGGGGCGAACCGAAATGACCGTCCAGGATTTGCCCGCAGCGGTAAGGGTGTCACCAGGAGCAGGGGCGAAAGCGAGCCCCCCGGGAATGGTGAGTTTGCAATCACCGGCCTGTACAAGATCAGACCCGAACTTGAACCCGAGCCCCTGAAGACTCGACGCATCCAGCAGTCCCCAAGTGTTTGCGGCAGTGGTCACGTCACCTGTCGAGTCTGGCCCGGTGCCCACGGACACGTGAGACAGCGCCACCGCACAGCCATAACGCTGCATGGCGGCTTTGGCTTGGGCAATGGCGAGGGTGGCGAGGCTCATCCGCGCACCACCAAAACCCCTCCAGAAGCCCGGAGGAAGTCGCGGGCCAGTTCCAGCACGGAAGGCGGGAACACGGAGCGGCGCAGGTCGGAAATCTGGAGGCTTCCAATGGTCATCGCCTGGGGGGCCAGTGCGCCAGCGTCAGCGGTGCGGTCTTCCGCCATCAGGCGAAGGGCGAACTCGGCTTGGGCATTTTTGAGGGCGGCGGGGATGCCCTCGACTTCGTAGCCGTCACGGTCCACCACATCCACACGAGGCCAAGCCATGGACTGGGCCTGGGTGGCGCGGGTGCCCTTCCAGTTCAGGGTGTCGAGAAGTCGGGCGGCCTGCTTGAGTGCGGCCTCCTTGGCGGGGTCAGCACTGCCCCACGCATCCTTGAACGTCAGCGTGGCCATGTAGGCTTCGGCTTCCGCAAGGGAGGCGTAGGTGTCAGTGCCGACCGTGAGCGTCATGGCTACCGGGCCTCAATGGCTGCGAGGATCTGGGCCTTCAGTTCGTCCTTGGTCCCGGCATCAGGGCTGATGTCCAGGCCGTGGGTTTCCTTGGCCCAGGCACAGAGGCTCGCCTTATCCCTCAGCGCAGACGAGGGGATGGACACGCCGTCCTCTTCCAACTCGGGGGCGTCGATGGCGAAGGGGGCCAGGGCCTTGTATTCGTCAGCCGTGCGGGGCTGGTAGGGGCCGGGGCGGTAGGACGTGCCCAGGGCCTCGCACCAACCACCATCGGGAAACACAAGCGCGGGGATCTGCATGGGGTCTCCAAAGAGTGCCGGGGCAGACCGAAGCCCACCCCGGCGCATGGCCTAGATCAGGCCGTAGATTTCCAGGTGGTCGTAACCCACGTTCTCGACGATGAAGCCCACAGAACCCTGGATGGATTCGCGCTTCTCACGGGTGCTGAGGGTGGGCTCTTCCTTGGTGGTCAGGATGTCGCCATCCAACCAGCCCTTCTTGAGGCTGCCCATGGTGACGATGGCCACCTTGTCGTTGGGCATGTCGGCGTCGATCAGGAGATTGAGCCGAGCCCCGTTGTAGTCGTAGTGGTCGATGAACCGGCCCGCGCCAGTGTCCATGCGATCCGTGGCGATGGTGACATCCTTGCCGGCGCCCGTGAAGGTCTTGAACTTGTTGGCGTTATAGAGCCCGGTCACGATGGTGTCAGGAGCGCCCAGGGCGAAGACCTGATCCAGGGCGGCACAGAGCTTGGTTTCATCCAGGGCGGCGCTGGAGGCGTTGTAGCGCTGGACAGGGCGGGTGCTGCCGTTGGTGTCTTCCAGGCTGGCCAGGAGGCCGCTGGACATGTAGGGGATAGAGGCGGATCCAGCCTGCTTCACGCCGTTGATGGCCATGTTGGACAGGGTTTCAGCCACACGGATGGTGGCCTCCTGCTGGAGGATGGCGATGACGTTGGCAGTGCTGAGCCCCTGGCGCTCCAGCTCCGCACCCTTGGTCCAGTCCAGGAGTTCGAAGACTGTCTGGACGTAGTTGGGGCATTTCAGGGTGTTCTCGCTGAAGGACTCAGCGCTCTTGAGATCCACATCCCGGCCCGCGAACCCGATCACGGAGAAGCTGGCGCCGGTGGCGTGGGTCGCAGCGGTGGTGCCAGCCGCGCCACGAGCGAAGACGTCCACCGTGTTGGCGGAACGGTTCACGCTCTTGACCACCATGATTTCGCTGTCGATCTTGAGCACGTGGCCCACGGTCAGGCCAGCATTGTAGGCGGCGGCGATGGGGAGAGAGGTGGTAGCAGACGTGCTGCCCCAGTCGGAGCCGCCAGCGGTCCCGATGATGCCGTTGCGGGTGCTCTTGGAGCGGCTGTAGACGTCGTACTGCTTGGTCTTGATGGGGACCAGGGGGTTACCCATGGCCTGGTAGAGGGCGCCCTTGAAGCGGGGGAGCGTGATGGACTTGGCGAGGGCCGCCATCACGGGGCTAAGGACGCTGTTGGAATCGCTGAAGTCCGATACTTGACCGACGTTGAAGGCCATGGCCTAAGTCCTTTCAGGGTTTGGTTGCGTTCTGGATTTCGTGTCCGAGGCGGATCATCTCCAGGCCCTCGGCGTTGGTTCGGTTCTCTTTGGCCATCAGCTCGGCGTAGCGGGCATTCGTCCCGCCACCGCCCTGCCCAGGCTGGCCAGCCCCACTGCCGGAAGCGCCGGAGCCCTCAAAGCCCCAGGCCATCTCAGCCTTGAGCGAGGACACGAAATCGGTGATCTTCTTGGCGGGGTCACCCTTCACCTTGACGGCGAATCCATCCCCATCAGGGACGGCCTCAAGGTTGGGCAGAATGTGAGGAAGGAGGGCCTTGGGGATGCCCTTTACGGAGGTGACCGCCTCAAGCGCAGCGCGCTCGATGGCCCCACTCCGGAGCTTGGCGTCAAGCGCCTGCGCCCGTTCCTCTGCGGCCTTGAGTGCAGCCTTGTCGGCGGCGCTCAGCTTCTCGTATTCCCCCTTCTTCTCCAGGTCCTCGCGTTCCTTCCGGGCCAGGGCTTCCGCTTCGGTCTTCTCGCGATCCTTCAGCGCCTTCTCGGCGGCGTTGGCTCGCTCACGCTCTTTCTGGAGCGCAGACTTAAGCCCATCAGGGGCTTCGATGAGGTGGTATTCGCCGTCTTCGCCCTGCTTGTAGAGCTTGGCGACTTCATCCGGCAGGCCTTCGAGGGTTTTGAGGGACATCTGGATCTCCGAGGGGTCCGCTATCGCAGCGGGAACAGGCCTCACGCCTGTCTGGCCTCAGAGTCCGGCTGGGGGTGTGACTTCCGGGTGTCACTATCTGGCTTTGAGTTGGGCCAGCGTCAGTTCGCGCCCATCCCCGCTAACCATCTGGTTGAGCGTGAGCCCCGAGCGGTCCCAGATCTCCCACTTCTTCGGCCCCAAGATCTCGCGTTGGGTGGCCTCGTCTTGGTCCTTGAACCACTGCTCGAAGGTGGTCCCACCGCTGACGGGCCCACCCATGGAGGCACGATCCCCGGGCGGTATTTTGTCGAGCTCGGCCGCAAGCCGGGTGTCCCCGCCCGCCTCACGCGCCAGTTGCTCCCAGGACTTGGTTTTCGGGGCCAGGAAGCACCGGCAGTTCCAGTGGAGAGAGGGTATCGGGTGCGACTCGCCCATATCCCACGTCTTCCCATCCAGGGATGCGCAGGACAGGCATGTGCGGGTGTCCAGGGTGCTGACCCACTCCACGCCCTCCATGATGTCGGCGTTCGCGTCATAGGCGGCCTGGTGGGCGGCGTTGTTGATGGTGATCGCAGAGGTTCGCACCAGAGCTTCAGCATTGCGCCTGGCGGTCTGGATGAGTGACCGGCTCCCGGGCTGGACCTTGCGGAGGTCCACGGCGGGTAGGATGCGGTTGCGGAGCTGGTCAACCGTTTCGCCGCGCATCATCCCCATGCGCATCTGGTCCGTGAAGGCCTTGGTGAAGTCTGCACTCTGCCGGGTCCACCACTCTGCAGATGGAGCGCCCTCAATGAGCGTGTCGCTGACGATGGCCTGGATCTGCTCTTCTGTCCATTGGATCGGCTGGAGTAGTTTGGCCCCGATGGCGTCATTGCAGGCGGTGACGATGCGATCCGCGGACACCTCCACCAAACCCGAAAGCTCAGTGGTGGTCAGGCCCTCAATCTGCCCATAGACCTCGGACACCTTGCGCTCTACGGTCGCCAACAGCTTCTGAAGCCGCGCCCGCTGCCAGTCCGTGCGCGGGGTATCGAGCCCTGCGCCAGATAGGCTTGCGCCAAGTTCATCCCCGAGGTCTGCCAGGAGCTTCAGGACATCACGCCGCAGCCCAGCCTCGTACCGGGCGAGGTTCAGACCCTCTTTGATGAGGGCAGACTGGATGCGGTTGGGGATGGGGGGGGTCATGCGGATTTGCCCAGCGGGTCAACATTGCCAAAGCCCTGCGGCCCCTCCACATCCTGAGCGTCCATTTCCTGCTGAATGGTGCGCCCCACAGGCAGAACGCCGCCCTCCTGCATCTTGGTCAGGTAGGCTTCGCGGGAGAGGTTGCCAGAAGTCCGGGCATTGGTCAGGGCCGTGATCATGTCGGCGGCAAGGGTGGTGTCGTTCCAGTCGAAATCGAGCGAGAGGGTTCCGCCCTGCGCCTCGCCAATCCAGAGCCCCATCATGCGGAGACATTCCTCCAGGGCATCCTCGAAGGTTCGGGCCCAGGCACGGAGCCAGGACTCACCTTCGTTGCCTTCTCGGTCGGATTCGGTCGCGGTCTTCTGCACCACGCGGGAGAGGAGTTCCCCGGCGATGCGCTGCATCTGGTCTTCGAGGTCAATGAGATCCTGCCGCCCTGCCCCGATGGCTGCCCCAGAATGCTCCACGAACCGTAGACCCTTGATTCCCACAAGCATCCCACCGGTGCCGATGGTGACAGGGGCGTTGGGATCACTGCGGGCATCCTCGTCCCCAGCCAGGAACGGCACCCGGGCGACATGGAGGATATTCCGCTGATCGCTCTCACTCTGCCAATGCTGGATATTCTTCCACGCCAAGTCCTCAAGGGGGGGCGTGGCGCTCCAGAGCCCTTCGCGCTGGCCATAGACGGCCACCACGGGGATTTCCTTCAGGGAGGTTTCAGCCTCGTCCACCAGTGTCCAAGCGGTTGTTTCGGTCTTCTCGTAGACCTCCACCCGGCCCGGGGACCACACGCGAACCCGCTCAAGGGTCTGGGTCGCCCATGGCCCGTAGGGGATTTCCACCGTCTCCAGGTAGCGGAATTGGACGAGATTCCCCGCCTTGTCGCGTTGCCACCCTAGGACGTTGCCCAGGGGGATGTGGATCAGGTAGGGGCGTGCCCCCAGGGCCCGCTCAGTGGCGAGGGTTGCGCCTTTGGGGACGCGGGGGTAATCGGCCAAAACCCAGGTGATGCCATCCCTGAGGCAGGAGAGGGCGACATCCCGGGCGAAGGCATCCAGGTCCCTGCCCTGGCGGTCTATGTTGGAGAAGGTGGCCTCGATGGTGTTGGGAACATCGTCACCCACGCCGATTTCGGAGCCGAGGGGCTTACCCACCATGACCCCGATAGCCTTCTTGAAGGCGGGGAACAGGGAGGTGCAGTCCTTGCGGGCCCTCCATGCATCGTCGGTTTCCTGGGGCCACTGGGGAAGGTAGGCCTTACCTGCGGCCCGCATGGCGATGGTGCCGCCGTAGAGGGTCCGGCACACTGCGGCCCGCTCTCGCATGGCGGCAACAGCATCGGTGATGGAGTCAACAGCGGGGGAACTCATTGTTCACCCTTCCGCCTGCGGCAGGCAGGGTCAGAGGACCCACATCCGTTGAACTCCATCAGCTGCTTGATGAGGGCGAGCTCGGTTTCATGCTTATCCACCAGGTCGAGCTTATGCATGATGACTTTCAGCTTGTCGGTGACCAGGAATTTCAACATTCCCCCGAGGACCAGGAATGAAAGCGCCCATGGGCCGAATTTTTGGACGATCTCATTCACAGCTTCCCCCCTGCGAGTCCAGCGGCCACACCGACCGCGAATCCCTCAATGCGCCCCTGCCACCGCGATGCCTTCACGGCAGCCAGCGCGGCATCCTTCGCCATGCCCTCAGCGATACGGGACCGCTCAGAGGCCTCGTAGGCGCCCTTCCATTGGTCCCGGCTAGCCGAGATGGTGACCACCTGGGCTTTCAGGCCCTGGATCTGCACATCCTGGGCGGCGATGATTTGGTCTTTCAATCCATCATCCACCACAGGCTGAGGCGGGCTGGCAGGAACACCATGATCCCCACCCACGGGATCGCCTGGAGGTTGCATTGAACCCTTGGGCTGCTGAAGCGCCCGCGCCAGCTTGGCCTTGAGGTCTGCAACCTTGGATTCCGCATCCCGGAGGGCTTGGGCCTGCTGCTTCTCCTGCGATTCAAGGGCGTGGGCCTGATCGACATGGGCAATTGCCTCCCCGTGGGATTGGGTGGATTCAGTGGACAACTGCGAGGCCTGGGCCTGCTTGTGGCGGTTCCATGCCCAGACGCCGCCATAGGAGAGCGCAAGGACGGCCACGGCTATGGCGAGAGCGGCGCGGTAGTTCATTCCGTGCCCTCCGGGCGATAGTCGCCGGGGCCCGCGCTGCTACCCACAGCGCCCCCGGCAGGTCCAGCCGAAGCTGAGACTTGTTTGCCTTTGATGTAGCCACCCGTCACGGCCCCGAGCGTTGCTGTCAGGGCCCCAACCCACTCCCAGGTGATACGACCGGCCCGCAGATCCCACGCGAGATAGGCACAAGCCGAGAGGACCACCGCGAGGTAGGCCACCTTCTTGGCTTGGGGGCCTCCGGCAGAGAGTAGCTTCAAGATAAACGCCTTCATCCCAACCACCCCGCCAGCGCAGCGATAGCCCATACCGGAAGGGCGCCGGCAACCGTTGCCACCGCGTCCCAGACGTCGCAGGTGTGCTTGTCGGGGTGGAGGTAGTCGTACGCCTCCTTGCCCACCGCAGCGCAGAGGACAACAGCGAGGGACACCCAGAATCCAAACCAGATCGTGACGAGCGCCAGGGCCATGCCGGAACCAATGTGGAGTTGTTTGTCGCGGGCGATCTTCATTTCGCAGCCTCGTAAACCATGCCCCGCTGCCCAGCCCTAGCCACGAGTTGAGATCGGCGAGGTGACGCTCCAGCCGCAGCTATGGCGATGTGAATCCACGCAGGCTCGAGAATGATTTGGTCGTAGGGGATCGATTCGTCGCTGCGGAGGCGTTCAAAAGCCTCCCGGAGCGTCCAGGAGTCAGAAACCAGCACGAAGTCAGCGGCCCTGCCATACAGGTGGGCCGAATTGCGAGCGCCGCCCACCTTGGCGTTCACGGCCTGGGACCGATACCCAGAGGTGACCCGAAGGGGCACGTTCAGGGCGGATCGGCACATCTCCAGAAGTTGGGCCAATCTGGATACCGCTCCAAAAAGGGAGTCTGGCACCACGTTGTCGTTGCTGGTGTTGGTGACACTCAGCTCTTCAAGGCTGAAATGCGTGGTGAGTTGCATCCTAAGCCCCCAACCGGGAGGGGCGTGGGTTCAATCGGCCTAAGCCGTCAGCGCGTCTGTGCATGGTGCCCCTCCCTGGGTCACAGGGTCGGGGCTTGCGTGTGACTTCTGGGTGTTACTTCCTAGCTGGCCATCAGGAGCACAGCGCGTCGGCGTTTGGCGTGTTCTCGGATGGCCCGGAAGACGCATTCCCGGGGCATCGAGAACCGGGCGGCAAGGATGGTGCAACCCAGGCCGCTCCCGCGCAGCTGGTAGAGCTTGGCGTCCCGCTCGAACCGCTCCACCGAGGCGTGGGTGATCACTTCGACCCGCTGAAGGACTTCGAGGGCCTGGCGCGCCTGGGCGGGGGTGATCCCGCTTATGGCGTCCATTAGGAGGTCTTCGAGGTAGGTCATGGGCACCTCAGAGGGCGAAGGGGTGGAAGGTGGCGGTTTTGCGCACGATGGGGAACTCCCGATGGATGAAGTAGCCAGCGGCGTCATTGGCGTGGTCGTGCCCTCCAGCCTTGTCGGGCTCGCCATTGGTCGCCCATGCCTGTTGCTCCAGGCAGTCGGCATAGGTGGGGCATTTGTCGGCGTTGACGAGATACCGCCTCACGCCCTCTGCATTGCGGAACATGCCGTTCATGGCGTTGATGCGGTCCTTCACGGGCGGGTTGGCGTCAGGCGCGGAGACGATGAACCCAGCGGCCTTGAGTAGGGCAATGTCCGTCTCAGATGCGTTCACAGATCGCCTGGACCCGCCAGAGGCATCGGGGTAGATCCGGATTTGGCGGTTGCGCTCATAGGCACTTCCGTTCCACCGCCAGAACCGCTCTTGGATCCGCTTGATCATGTCCGGGGTGTCGTAGGCGTTCACGATCTCGTCCACGGCCCGGGGATTGCCATCCCGCTTCACATGGACAATGGCCGCCATCTTGCCCACGTTGAAGTCCATGCCGACGAAGATCACCTCTCCAGGCTCTACGGAATCAGCGCAGTGATTCAGCCTCCGGTTATACGCCTGGTAGACGGTCCCCGTTTGGAGGTTCACAAACTGCCCGTCGATGTAGGCGCTGATCAGGTTTTCAGGGTAGGACTGGAGCAGTGATGGGATGTAATCCGGGGGCAGATAGATCTCATTGTCATAAGTGCTTGCTTGAATAATCCCGTAAAATGCCCCATGCTCCGGGTGTTTTACTTTCTGTGAAACAAATTGATCATATACAAACCGGAATCCCTCGGGTGTCGTGGTGACATCCACCCCATTCCGTAGGCCGTCGACGTTGTAGCGCATGCGGGCGAGGATCTTCCGCCATGCGTTCTGCGCCTTCTCTCTTGGCATCACGTCGATTTCGTCAACCTGGGCGTGGCCGATCTTGAAGCCCACGATGGACCCAGGGTCTTCCATAGATCGGCATAGGATCTGCCCCATGTAGCGGCGGCCCTGATGGACCTCAACCTCATGGTTGGCTTGCTTGACCTTGGCCGTCAGTCCCCAGTCGTGGAAAACCTCCTCCACGGTGGGATAGAAGATGTCGCGGATCTGGGGATAGGTCGGCGCGAAATAGCCTGTGTTGATGCGGGGATGCTCGTAGAAGTGCTTCCCCTGCCCTCCACAACCAACCCAGGTTTTGCCACTGCCAAACCCGGCCACGAAGGCTTTGAACTTGTGGGGCATCGCCAGGAATTGTGCCTGGGGGATGTTGAGGGTGGGAGAAAGGATGGTCAATTGCGGCCCCACTCGCGCCAAAGGGTGTAGATATTCACAATCATCGAGGCCGTATTCAGGATGGCGATTGCCCAAAGGATGCGTGTGCTCATGCGGGCTTCCTCCCATCCACGACATTGATCGTCACCGCCACAGGCGCAGGGGCTGCGGAATCCTCGTCCTTGCTGTCATAGAGACCTGAAACCTTGCCCCTCGCCACCTCAGCACTGACAGCGGCGCTGATCTGCATCGCACCCCGCGCTTCCTCTCGCAAGGTCCGCAGGTCCCGCAGGTGATCGGCAAGGGTAATCCCAGACTGCTTCCTGGCGTCCGACCGCAAAGATGCCAGCCTTGCCCGTATGTTGCCGTTCGCCGCCAACTCGGCGGCTTTTCGGGTAATCGTCTCCGGCTTCATGCGTGAGGCGTCATAGGCTTGCCGATAGGCCTCGGAAGCATTGCCAGTCTTGGCCAAGACGAGGCAGAACGCCTCTTGTTTTGGCGTGAGCCCTGTTTCTGGGTCAGTTGCTTTTCGGCTCATGCCGCCTCCTCCTCTTGCACCTGGTGCGTCAGGTGCCATTTCCCGCAGGCTGGACAGAAGTAAGACCTCAGCTCCAGGGTTGGGTTCTCTCGTATGCGCTTCTTTTTGGCCTCGTCGGCAAAGCGCTTGGATGGGTAGCGTTTCTTTTCTGCGCAGATCATGCGGACTGCCCCCTCTCTCGATAGATCACCTCAAGCGCCTGGCGCTCCGGAAGCGTGAACGCTCCCAGCCGGGCCCGCCTCCATCGCTCCAGCTGCTCGGGTGTCATGGCTCTGAGTCGGTTCAGGGTGTTCATGAGGCCATCTCCCATTCGACATCCTTGAAGTCGACGAAGTGCGCGGGGTCGCTCCCGAACGCCCTCATCAGCTCCACGAGGTCGCTGATTTCCTTCTTGCTCATGCGGCTGGTGGATTGACCGAGGACCACAAAGCCCCCATCCAGGCCGGGGACAACTTTTTGCCGCTTCAACGCTGCAGTGAAGACGTGCTTCCACTCCTCGGAGCTCAGTGTCTGTCCGTGCCAGATCACCTGCTTGGACACCTCGCCGAGCATCGCCCACATCATCGCGTTCTGCTGGACGGTTCGCTTGGGCTCCTGGATCGTGACCACATAGCCATCAGGCAGGGCCTTGATCGCTTCCCAGCAGTTGCGCCGGGCGGGGTGGGGGGTGGGCTGGAGGATGAAGGTGAGCTTGTTCATGCCGCCACCTTCAAGTGCCCTTCTCGCATGAGCCACACCCAGGACCGGTAAGCGGCCCGAAGGAACATCACGGCCTTCTCATCGGCGGTGAGTTCGCCGGCCCTGCCGTCGAGGAGGTTATGACAATCCCCACACAGATACGCCGGGCAGTCGTGCGCCTTCTGCCCCATGCCCTTCCCGTACTCGAGTGAATTGGGATGGCAGGCCACAACATCCCCGGCGTTCCGCTTCCCGCATTCCATGCAGTGGGGAGCTTCGGCCGCCAGGTCTCGGATGGTCTGAGACCGGAAGGGCCCGGGGTGGAGGATGGCGGCTCCCTCGCCTTTTTGGGGGGTCTGGGGGGCGGTTCGGCGGGGCTTGATGCGCTTGACGTTCAACGAACTATTCCATAACTTCATGCCACCGACCCCTTGATGTCAACATTTGCGAACTCCCCAAAGTTTTGGTTGGCGGCCTCGCAGTACGCGGAATGCGCCTCCTCCTTGGTTTCGAAGGTGCCAAGGTAGACCAGTTGGCCATTGATGGAGATCTTTGCGCGCCAACCTCGGCCATGCCGGGTCACGCCGCGTAGCCCGGAAGAACTCACTTTCCCGTGCTTCCTGTTCCACTTGTTTTCTCGACTTGTGCATGGTCTAAGGTGTGATGGGTTAACACATGTTGGGTTATTGCACTTGTGGTCTAACTCCATACCATCAGGGATTTCGCCCTTCTCAAGGAGGTATGCGACGCGGTGGGCGAGAGCAGTGCGGCCATCTGGGAGCCGAAACCTACCGTAACCATTCGGGTCCTTACACGCCGTCCAAACCCAGCATTTATCCCCTTCAATCTTCTGGACCTTTGACCAGAACCGATCTGTTGAGTTCCAAGGCTTCATGCGATCCCCCTGAACTCTGTGTCTGAAACCTCTCGGTCAGCCCATCGGGCGAAAGCCTCACGCCCCACGGTCACCAGGCGGCCGGGCACGAAGTAGAACGGGAGGCCGCTCTTGCAGGTGGTTCTCACCACGCGGTAGGTCAGGGAGTCGCCCTCGATGGAGACCACTTCACGGACGTTCCCGCAGTTGCTGGCGTAGACTCCTCCAGGCTCGATCATGGAGACTCTCATGCGGCCTCCTGAAACTTCGCCAGCGCGGCGTCAACGCTGTCGGCCCAGAAAGCGACAGCGCCCTTTGCCTTCAGCCCAGCCAGGAAAGCAGCCTGGTTCTCCCGAGGCTTCTCACCCTGCCGCTTGACCTCGATGAACAAGGCGCGGCCATCGCCGGGAATGACCCCCAGGAGGTCCGGGAAGCCTGCTGGGATACCGGAGTGGCCCTTTTGCCCTTTCGAGGCTCCCGAGCGCATCCCAGCGCTTCCAGCGTCGATGATCCAGAGGGTGATGCGGTGGGTGAACCAGAATGCCTGGATGATGGCGGCCTGGATTTCCTTTTCGCGGGGGGCGGGGGTGGTTCCCCTCTCCTTAACGTTTACTTCTTTTCCTTGGCTAGGTACAGAAGCATAAGCATAAGCATAAGCAGGAGACGGTAGCGCACCGTTACCCGCAACATCCCGGATGTTGCGCAACAGTTGTGGGTGTTGCATGGAGGTTTTCATGCAGTCCTCCGCTTGCGGTAGTTGCGGAAATACTCGGCACGGCTGCCGTCTTTGGTCTGGCACTGCCCCCGGTAGAGCCCGTAATTCACAACCAGCCACCCGCCCGGCTCGCTGATGATTCGCCGACCCTCGCATTCGGAGGTTCTACTGTACGGGTCCGGTGCCATGAGCCGGTCAAGGCAGTGCTCCGCCTCCTGGACTGTGCACCCCAGAAGGCGGGCCATGCCAGGCACGGAGCCATCCACATGCCCATTCGCATCAGCCATGGCAAGCATGGCGATCCACATCCGGAAGGTCTTGTCATCCTCACACCAGACCGAGCTGGTGATGATCGAGCTGGAGAGTTTTGCGTACCCGGCCATCACGCCACCATCGCTATCTGGGCATCTGCCCAATCTGTTCCGGCCTGGTCGGGGATGCACACCTCGACCTGAACCCCGTCAGTCACCAGCCGACGAGCCAGCGCAAATGCGGCCGCCTGCCCGGTGTAGCTGGCATCGTTGTCGCCGAACACCAACACAGAGCGGCATCCCTCGGGCGGCGCCCATGCCTTGAGCCCTTCAGCAGAGATCCCAGACCATACCGGCACCCCGAAGCGCAGAGAGGCACACATGGCCGTCTCCAACCCCTCCGCAATACCCATGCGCTCCATGATGGGCCCGAGACGCACAGGCCCCAGGTCCCCATAGGTCATGCGCACCGGATCCACGTTGGCCTTCTGTCCATCCAAGGTCAGGTAGGTGCGATGGATGCCAGAGAACTTCTCCCCGTCCCATCCCATCATCGCCAGCATGGCGGGATGCTCCCCGCCGTCAACCGAGTGCTTTAGGGCGGGGTGGAACCGGATGTCCTGGAGGAATGGGGCGGGGTTGCCGCAGCGCCTCTCCAGATAAAGCCAGACGGGATCCCCCGGGGTCACAGGGCGGGACCCCTTCCAAAGCAAGCGCATGTAGGCCCGCTTGTTGGCCTCGGTGCGCTCAGGCTTGGCCTCGGCCTTGGGGACTCCGGTGCCCAGCACCCGGTCCACCTCGTCGGCAGCCTTGGCGAAGCTCCACCCGAAGATAAGCTCGAGCAACTTGAACCCATCACCAGCCCCGCACCTGGAGCAGAAGAAAGACCCGGTGCCCTTGTCATCGAAGCGGAATCTGTCACTCGGGGATTTGTTGGGGGCACATATCGGGCAGGGCCCATGCTCATTGCGGAGGAATTTGGCATCGACCCCCAGGGACAGAAGGATGCCGGGCCAGGATCCGAAGGCGTTGTTGCTTGTCTGCCTCATGACGCCCTCCGGTGCTGGAAGGCGATCTGGAGGCTCTTGATCTTATTCAGGACGTTCCGGGTCGGCTCAACCCATGGGGCCGTTTCGATCTGGCATTCCTTGGGTGGCCACTGGCCCGTCATGTCTTTAAAGAGGTGCGCAGCCCTGCCCTTCTGCTTTTCGGGGGCGCTCCGGGTCTTGGCATAGGTGGCCACCTGGGCGTAGAGGTGCATGTAGTCCGTGGCGAGTTTCTTGCCGTTCAACACGATCTCTTGCATCTCGCCAGGCGCGGCCTCGATCAGGCTCTTGGGTTCCGGCTGGTAGCCGCACCCAACACACCGCCTACCCATGGGTGAATAGCCGCACTGGGGGCAGGCCTTGGGCTCTCGATCTTCGTCATCCTTGCGGACTTCCTTGTCCAGCTTCTCGCCGTCATCCAGCTTGTCCAGGCCCTCGTAGTAGACCTTGGAGAAGTCATCCGCGAACCGGATGATGTTGCCGGAGAAGTCCAGGAGATAGCAGTCCGTCTTGCCCGTCTCCTTGGAGGATCGAAGCCCACGGCCCCACATTTGGATAGCCGTGGAAAGGCTCTTACGGAGGGGGCGGCAGTCACACACCGCCTCGACATCCTTCACATCGAATCCCTTGGCCAGGGCCTCAACAGAGATCAGGCCCCGGATCTCGGAATCATGGCGGTTGAACTCGGTCAGAACGCGGGCCCGTTCGTCGTCCGGGGTGTCCGCGCAGAACACGGCCATGTTGACACCCACCTCTGCAAACCGCTTCTGAAGCTCGTTGCAGTAGTCGATGGTGGGTCCGAAGATGATGGTCTTCCGGTCGCGGCACAGCTTGCACCACTCGCTCACCACATCGCCCACGATGACCAGCTCGGCGGCGGCGGCGGCTTCATCCGTCCATTCGCCGCCCCGCGTCTCAGCGTTGCTCATGTCGGGCTTCCGGCAGGAGAAGATGCGCATGGGGACCAGGATCCCGAGCTTCACAAGCTCGTCCATGGTCGCGGCGTTGATGAGGTTGGTGAAGATGCCGCCCAAGCCCTTGGAAAAGGGGGTTGCACTCAATCCGATGACACGGGCCTTGCAATCGGGGGACATCACGTAATCGACCCAGGTCTTGTATTGGCAGTGGGCCTCATCGACCACCAGCACATCGGCGTCAGGCCAGCCACGGCGCATGAGGGTCTGGCATGAGGCGATCTGAAACAGTCGGCTCATGTCGAACATGGGGTTCTGGGCCTGGATGATGCCGTGGTGCCCCAATCCGACCGTCCGCGCCACTTCCGAGGTCTGCGCGATGAGGGTTTTCCGGTCACAAAGGAACATCGCCTTCCGGCCCTTGTCTACGGCGTTCTTGATGATGTTTAGGCCCAGAATGGTCTTACCGGCGCCCGTGGGGGCCATGATGATTTGCTTCCGGTGCCCTGCCCTATCGCCTTCGCGAAGGGATTCATGGGCGCGGGTCTGGAACTCGCGCAGGGGGGGGAATTCGCCGCCGAAGAGACTCATGACGCAGCCTCCGCAACCTTCACGGTCTTTTCAAGACGCTCAAACTTGCCCTTCCACATCTTGGCGAACCGCTTGAGTTCGTTGACCTCAACCGAAAGGGAGGTATTCCGGGCCTCGATGAGCCTAGCGCCTTCCCTGACCCGCTTCACCTCTTTGTCATACCCAGCCAGGAGGTCTTCGGCGTCCAGGATGCGGCGGATGGAGTCGTTCTCCTCCATCGTCTCTTTCAGGTTTTGGGCCATCTCGAAGAGGCGGTCCTTCAAGTCTTCCCGCTCGGCTTCCAGTTCCTCCACACGCGCCTGGAGCGCCTCGACATCGGCGGCGTCCTTCTTGGGCGCGTGGGAGGGCTTGGGGGCTTCGAGGGCGGCATGGCGCTCATGTTCCGGCATTTTGGCGAGTTCGGCGGCTCGGTCCAGGGAGACCTTCTTATCGGCTAGGGCATCAACAAGGGCGGGGTCGTTAGCTTTGGCGACCACGGCGGCCTTGTGGGCAGTTCCGGCGCTCACTTCGAGATCCTGGGCGATGGCTTGCTCAGTCGGAATTCTCAATTTTGAGAATTCGCCATCCATCCGAGTTTTGAGGAGTAGCACCGCCACCCGCTCGGCGGGGCTCATGTGCCTCCGTAGCATGTTGGAGCCCTTGACGAACTCCCATGGATCTGCGCCAGGGTGAAGGGGAATCAACACGGGTTCAACCCCAGCCAGGCCACAGGCGGTATACCTATTCCAGCCGTCTAGCACCATGCCTTCATGGGTGGTGATCGGGGAAAGCAACCCTTGGTCCTTGATGTCCTCTACCAAGGCTGCAAGGTCATCCCCGGCAAGGTCCAACCGAGAGAAGAGCGCTGAGAGGGGATGGCGTTTTAGGCCATTTGTCGTAGAATTCATGTGGATCGTCTCCTAAGCAGACGGTTGAAGTTCAGCCCCGGCAGCCACCGGGGTTTTTTCTTTGGAGATCTTGTTCAGCCGGTCGATACACCGCTGGATCGCGGCATCGTCACCACGCCGGCAAGCGTCCGAGCCAGCCTCGAAGGCATTGAAGAGGTGGAGGAGGTCGATGGAGTTCACGCGGACCTCCTCATGGACTCAGGGCGGTAGTGCTCTGCCTCTGCCTCAAGAACGCTGATGCATCGCTTGAGGCCTGGGTAAATGGCCCGCTTCTCGGACTCGCTGATCACACCGTCACTTCTGGCCTGGATCATCGCGGCCATGGCGTCTCCGTGGAGTTTGGACAGGAGGGGCAACAGGTCACCAGACGGGAGCCCCGGGAGGGCTTCATCACCCTGGTAGACCAGCTCGAACCCAGCTTCATGGGCGATCTGCGCCAGGAGATAGGGGCCAGCGGCCCGGGTGAACAAAACCAGCCAGTGGGCAGACATGCAATCAGACTCGTTTGGGTTCATCCACTTCGAGAACAGGCCCATGTCCAGGCCGTGCATGTCATCGCAGATGTTCTTGCGTTCGCGCCCGCTGAGTTTCACCGCATCGTACAGCCACCCCTTGAAGTGGTTGCGCACTTGAACCTTAGGGTCAAAATTTGGGATCTCGATTTGACCCAATCTACGAGCGAATCTGTGAGTCATGAGAACTTCTCCAGAGAGAGCGCATGGAACCGAACGCCTACATCCCCAGCCTTATTTCCCTGTCGCAGGCCGCGATGTTCGGCACAAACGAGGCATGGAGAAAAGCCGCGATCAAGGTGAAGTCCGAGGCGGACATGAGGAAGCTGGGTTGGAGCGCAGACCATTTGGCAGAACTGGTGGAATTCGTTCCGAAGCCCCCGGAGGAGCCGCCGCCATTTGCGAGGATCGAACTGGACGAGCGACATGCGACCTCCTATGACGCGAGACTGAGGGGGCCGCGATGAGCTTCCGGGTCGTCAGCCGTGGGTTTGTAGACTTTGCGGGTCAAAATCCACTCAAGAGAAATTTGCCCAGCGCAAGCGTCAACGATGCGCAAGGCAAGCTGGATGCTTACCCCCTCGGCTCCGGAAAGAATGCGGGACAGATGGACTCGGCTCGTCTGGACCCGCTCAGCGAGCCCAGAGATGGTTTCCTTGAAGGGGTAGTTGTGTCTCGGCATAGACCAAGTGTAGTGTGCTACACGACATTGTCAACGCCTAACAACATGGCGACATCGTGCCGGCTGTATGAGACTTGGGCTATGAGCAACTGGCCCCAGCGCGATAATTTCAAAAAGCTCGTCCTGGACTACAGGAAGGAGCACGGGTTAACCCCGGAGGAGATGGCGGAAAGGCTTGGCCTTAAGCCGAGTGGGCTGCATGGTCTGCTATACGACAAGCGAACAGGGTGCCCCAAACTAGAGACTGCACAGAATGCAGCGCGAGTATTGGGGGTCAAGCTATCCGAAATCGTTGACGACCCCGGATCCGACATCCCCGGCACCAACCCTGAGTCCTCCGAGATGGAACGGGTCATGCTGAGGTCCATGGGGCACGACATCACCAAACTGACAGAGGCACAGAAGATGGCCGCCTACAACGCCTGGAAGGCTATTGTCAGCGGGTATCAGAACTGATGATTCGGCATCCTGGGTGGTTTGGCCTGCGGTACCCGTCTTTCGATGACCTGGTTGAGTACGCCACATCCCTGGGGTGCCGTGGTGGCAGGGCTGACATTGGCGACAACGGCCTCTTCATCGCTGGAGGGCCCGAGCCCCCCGTCATCCTCTTGCCTCTGGACAAGTCCCCCCTCCGGGACATGTGGATCCTGTCTCACGAGATTGGGCACCTGGTACAGCATCCGTGCGGGCCAAAGGGTGAGTTGACCTATAGCCGGGACGAATGGAGGGCCAACCGCTGGGCCGCCTGTGCGCTGATCCCAGAGTCCCGGATCATGCTCCATCAGAATGCGTGTCCTGATGCCTTCATTGGGGCGCTGTCAGCCCACTATGAAGACCTACCCCTTCACAACTGCCCAGCCAGGAAATTGGCCGGCATGATCGCGGCCTACCGGATCAGGTCTTTGGAGGTGTGCGCATGAAAGCGAAGTGGGATGAGATTGTTATGGTGATCGGGGGACTGCTTATCGTCGGATCGCTTGCAATCAAATGCACGCCAGAGGAAAAGATGGCAGGGCTAATAGGGGGGGCCGTCATCATTTTCGTTGGGTATTACATTCGCAGGACAAAGTGAATCAAAGCCCTGGAGGTGTGCGCATGATCAACTGCCCAAAGTGTGGGAGTTCTGCGGTGTCCACTTGCGAGATGTTCATGGCCACGTCGACAATGTTTACAGAGCGAGGTGGCGCTTCCGTCAACGCCGCTGCGCTGAGGATTGCCGCATCTATGGCACCAGTGAAGCCGATAACGCCAGATGGGTATTTCTACATGGCTGGGCCTATCACAATAGTTGGTGGGCTTATCATCGGGTGGTACCTTGGCTGGGACAAATCCACCTTGGTTCTACCCATCGTGTTTATGATCATCGGGATATGTATTGCCATCACTCCTATTGCGCTGAGGTCGCACCGTGAGCGGAGGCGGTTGCTATTGAGTGCTCAGGCGGAAAAACTGCGCAATACATGGGTGTGTTGTGCGTGCGGGAACAATTGGCTTATTCCGGAGGTTGGCAAATGAAAGTCAAATGGGATGGGGCAAAGATGAGATATGCAGTTTGCGCACTCGCCCTTTTTGCCATGATCAGCTGTGCCTCTGAGCGCGTCCGGGCAGAGTTTGCAACCCCAGCCAGAGATGTCCTGTCCAGGGACCTCACAACCGAGGATCCCTCCAAGTGCTTGGTGGTTGTGGTGAGAGACTCCGGCTTCGGTGGGTCCGGTTGCAAACTCCGGGTGATGGTGGATGGAGAGAGTGCTGCGAATCTCAAGCCGGAGGAGAAGGTGAGCCTTTACCTGACGCCTGGTGAACACGTTGTTGAGGTCACGACCAATGGTGGGCTCTGCGGCAACAAGATGGCTGGGGCCACGATCAAGCTGGAGCGTGGCGTTGCCAAGGCCTACCGGGTTGGGTTCCCGGCCAGCGGTGATGTGGCGATCTATCCCACCACACTGGACTGACCTTCCGGTCCAACGCGCCACTAGCCCCGCCCAGCGCGGGGTTTTCTTTTGTCTGAAATATTTTAGAATTTGGGCCTTGACGTGTAGTGTGCGACACTACATTATTGTGTTGCACCACCCCCACCCACAGACGAGCCACCGAGCCGTTGAGGTAACCGGGTAGGAGCAGCAAGGCGAGTAACCCAGACCAGCAAAGCCGATGCCCTGAGGGGCTGGCGATAGCTCTGTGCCAACCGATAGCGATATGACAACCGAAACCAGCGTTTTCAGGACGCTGGAGGAAGACCAGGTGGGAGAGCTAGACAGTCCCGCAACCGCCGCGATGTGAGCTATCGCGGGGCCTGGAGAAAAGACCCGAGATCCCCGAGCGGTAAGGACGCATGTGCCGGACCCGTGAAGGCGCAGACCCAGCGAAAGGGGTGGCAGAGGGGAAAGAATCCCTCGCAACCGAGTTCCCACGGAAGCCCAGCGACAGCGTGGTTTTAGCTGGCTGGGTTTCAGCGGCAACTCGCCGTTTTACAGGAGGCCAGCCATGGGCAAGGTCATCCGCTTCTGTCCCCGCAAACCCATCCCGCCAGCCGCATAGGAGGCACCATGCCCCGCAAAAAGACCGTCAAACCTCCCACCATCGAAGAACTCAAAACCCGCCACAAGGCCTACATGCTCCGCACCTGCAATGCGGATATGACATCCCACGGGGGTTTCCAGTGGCCCACCTTTGGCACCGTCGAGTGCCCCGATTGGAAGCCAAAGGCCGAATGCGGGAACGGGCTCCATGGCCTACTGTGGGGAGCTGGCAGTGCTAACTATCTCAGTTGGGATCCTGACGCCAAGTGGATGGTTGTCGGCATCGATGAGTGGGTCGATATTGACGGCAAGATCAAGGCCCCCCGCGCCGATGTGGTCCATGTCGGCGACAAGGCAAGCTGCGCCGCCCTCCTAATCTCCCTCGGCGCGGACCCAGCCACATGCATCGGCTCCACCCTGACCGGCGGCGATGGCTCCACCCTGACCGGCGGCGATGGCTCCACCCTGACCGGCGGCTATGGCTCCACCCTGACCGGCGGCTATGGCTCCACCCTGACCGGCGGCGATGGCTCCACCCTGACCGGCGGCGATGACTCCACCCTGACCGGCGGCAATCGCTCCACCCTGACCGGCGGCAATCGCTCCACCCTGACCGGCGGCTATGACTCCACCCTGACCGGCGGCGATGACTCCACCCTGACCGGCGGCGATGGCTCCACCCTGACCGGCGGCTATGGCTCCACCCTGACCGGCGGCTATGGCTCCACCCTGACCGGCGGCAATCGCTCCACCCTGACCGGCGGCGATGGCTCCACCCTGACCGGCGGCGATGACTCCACCCTGACCGGCGGCAATCGCTCCACCCTGACCGGCGGCGATGACTCCACCCTGACCGGCGGCAATCGCTCCACCCTGACCGGCGGCAATCGCTCCACCCTGACCGGCGGCTATGACTCCACCCTGACCGGCGGCGATGACTCCACCCTGACCGGCGGCGATGGCTCCACCCTGACCGGCGGCTATGGCTCCACCCTGACCGGCGGCTATGGCTCCACCCTGACCGGCGGCAATCGCTCCACCCTGACCGGCGGCGATGGCTCCACC